GTAGCCCATGTCTGCCTGCGGGTCGTTCAGGTCCATCAGACCGCCCATATAAGGGCGTCCGACCTGCGAGTACATCGGCTGGCCTTTCTTGGCCTTGGGGTTGAGCACGTTCTGGTAGATCATTGTGCCCGGTGCAGTATGCGAACCCGGCTGCACGACACGCCCTTGGATGTCCATGATCTCCGGCTGGTCGATGTCGAACCAGTTCTGTTCGCCCCCATTGCCTGCGAGGATGTCCTCGGTTGTCCCGCCAAAGACAACCTTACGTGGCTGCGCGGTGTACGGGCCCTGATATGAGTTGTCGATCTTACCGTCCGAGGTGGTGTAACCACCAGTCGGAGTAGTTGCCTCAGAAATAGAGTTAACAAGCCCGAGACCTGCAGCCATAGGCGCGGCCTTAGCGAGCATGCCCTTACCGAGACCGCCAGCGGCTTCTGCCCCGAACCGTTCAAAGAGACCGGGAGTTTTAGTGAGTACCTTCTCAGTAAGCGCTTTCTGGAATGCAGGGTTAGCCGCATTGAAGCCCTGAGAGGCAAGCCCCTGTGAAACTTCGTTTGCCAGTGCGTTCTGGGTAGCCCTCTGCGCGACCAACTTAGCAGCGCCGCTACCAGCAGTTGAACCTGCTTCGATGCCTAGTGTGGTGGGGGCCGTACTCGCAGCACTTGTAGCACCCGTAGCGCCAGCGGTAGTAGCAGCCTGCTTAGCAACTTCGGTACCTGCCTGCGTTGCTACGTTACCTGCAGCGGCGGGGGCAAGTGCACCAGCGAGCGAAGCGCCGCCGTACGCGCCGAGGCCAGCCATGAGGCCCTTGGTCAGGTCACCAGTAATAGCCGTCTGACCCGCGCCTACGATGCCCGCAGCAGCAAGAGGTCCGATGCCGGGGATGAACGTGAGGCCCGCACCCAGTAGCGTAGGAAGAAGCTTGCCGAGCCAGCCAGCTTCGGGGAGACCAGTGTGTGGGTTGACGGTAAGCGAGCCACCCGTCGCAAGGGCCAGACCCTGCAGGCTGTTAACTTCGTCCGGGGTCATGTGGACGAGCATAGTGTCGTCACCGCGCCCGTAGCTCTGCAGTTCCTGCGCCATCGGGTTCTTAGTTACCGACAGGCCACCAAGCGCCGGGAGACCACCAGTCGTGCCGGGGACCGGAGTGCCAAGCTGAGGTTGGCCGGGCATAGTCGATGGGTTCTGCATCACATTCCTACCTTGTTAGCCAGCTTATAGCGTCAACTTGCACAAAACCAAAGCCCTACTGCTGCGACTGTGTAATAGCCACCTGCACCGCTGAAGAGGCAGGGGCAAACGCCGTGGCTGCCGCCGCATCGGCGTACACACTGGTGCTGTCCGCAGCGTACATGACCTCGATGTAATCGTTGGCCTCCATTGAGACCGTGAGGCTGTGCGACACAGAGACATAGCCGTTGTTGATGTCAGAAGTCGTGATACGCGCTGAGTTAGGGATGTCAGTGCCATTCTTTCGGAACCAGCACCAAAAGTTCTTGGACGAGCTACTAGTGCTGGCAAGCTGCATACCTAGCTCGACCCGATAAAGACCTGACTGTGGCACTACGATCCGGGAAGTGGGTGAGCCGATGACGACGCCATTGCTGATTTCGGTGGTGTCAAACGCCACCGCGTAAGCCGTATTAATGACCGCTACGGTCTGGTCCGTGGTCGCAGAAAACTCCCCGTAATACTGCATCTGCGTGATGGTCGGGCGTACGAAAATGACGCCATTGGTCGCGTCTGAGACGAGGCACGCAGCCAAGGGGATGACGTTATCTGGCGCGGTCGGCTTGACGTTGGTCAGCTCCCCTGCCGTAGTCGGAGAGGCGTAGAGGACATCGCCCACGTTGAAGGCGCTGGTGTCGAGGTCGCGCACAAACCCCCAAACCGTGCAGTAGCCCTTCTCGCCGCTGTCGGGCAGGTCGTGGGTCATCACCCCAAGGATATAGAGCGATGGGCTAGACCCATCGGCAAGGTAAGGCGCTACGAGGAGCGCATTAGCTGTAGCCCCGACAAACCCCACCACAGTACCGTTAGGGATCGTGACGCCGGTCGTGTTGCCGACACGGGCGTAGGTCTCCTCTCCGATCTGCTGGATGACCCCATACTCCATACCGAGGTCAGCAGTCTGGTCGGTGGGATTCCAGCTAAGCGAGCCGGTTACGGGAGTCATCCCGTCTTCTAGGTTAAGCTGGAACAGGTCAGCCGTGTACTTCTGGGCATGGTTGGGGGTGTTGCTGTCCAACTGCGAGAAGTAGGTTTCCAGTACGCGGATAACCTGCCGGATGTACTGCGGGTCGTACTGCGTCGGAGGGTTGGGTAGCGGCGATGCGCGGAAGTTGTCGAGGGCCATTAGCGACGTCCATCCGGTCGGGCGTCAAGACGCGGAGCGCCAAGCTGCCATTGGACACCAAGGTTCTCAGACCTGATCTTGAGCGCCATCTGACGCGCGCGGGCGCGGACGAAGACCTGATCGGTGTAGACGCCAATCGAGCTTTCGATGACACGCTGGGTATCCGCAGCGTCGTTGCTGAACGTGCTGCCGGGGAAGTTGCGCGGGCGCATGGTCAGGGTGACTTCTGGAGTCGCAGCGGTCGAACCGCCAAACTGCACGTCAGGCAGGATACGCCGGGTCAGCATGAACTGATCGCCGTCATCGAGGTCAAAGTCACTCGACTGGATGTAGCTGTCCATCGCCTCGCCGTCAGCGTCGATGCCATCCTCATGGTTGTAGAGGTAGCCCGGATCAGTGGTGACGGTGTTGCCATCGACGTTAATCGCGGTGTTGGACGCTTGGGGGTACTGGCGCAGCGGGGTGTCGAGCCATGCGGTGCGTTCAATCGTGCCGTAGTACCAGATGCGCTCAAGGTGGTTATAGACCACGTAGGCATTGTTGTAGCTGCTGTCGGCAGTCGGGTAGAACCACCAGACCTCGTTCCACTGCTCGTTGGTCCCGCAGACAATCTGGTCGGATTGATCGAAGTTCAGGTTGTTGAACACGTGGTTGCGCAGGGTGCAGGGGAGCGTCTCGACGCGGCCAGTGTAGGCGTAGAACTTGTCCTGACCCATCCAGTAGGTGATGTTGGCTGCCGACGCCGCTGCGCGCGGCGAAGCAATCGAGATGTTGTCCGCGTACTCCTGAAGCCCGAAGACGTCAGTCGTGCCGAGGAACTGGAGCGTGTAGAGGTTGGTGTCGGTCCAAACGAGGATTTCCTGCCGGGTCGGCATAGCGCGCACGATCTTGGAACCACGCGAAATGCGCAGGTCGCCAGCCGTGTTGAGCGCCGAAGGAGTCCAGTCACCCGGAGAATCTTGGCTGGCCCAGCGGATCAGCAGCGGATCAAAGTCGGCCTCGCTCGTCGAACCAAACGGCACAGCGCCGAAGGCAAGCAGGTGCTTATCCTGCTGTGAGACCAGCAGCTGCATGATCTTGACGGGTACGGCGCTAGACGAGAACCCTTCGCTAGTAGCGAAGTCTTCCAGCGTGATGGCGTGGGTAGCCAAGGAAGTTGAAGGGTCGTCAATCGAGCCGCGCGCCCACCAGTAGCCGGGGCCATTGCGGATGTTCATGACGAGATCGTTGTCGAAGTTGTCGAACCACCAGTCGCGCTGCGGGAGGTTTACGCCCCCGTTGGTCGCACCGAGGCCCCAAGCATTCCGCCCCCAAGACCCAGCACCCCAGCCAAGACCGGTAATAGAGATGGCGTTACCCGGCTCGATCTCAGTCTGCACCGTGTAGCCCGAGCCGCTGACCGAAGTGGTCGAGGAAGCAGCAGTGGTCGTGGTGAAGGTGAAGCTGTTGGCCCCGGTCACCGTGACCGTGCGGACCCCGTTAAGCTCGCTGATTGGAATGCCGCCAAGGGCCGAGACGAAGCCAGCGATCAATACCGGCTCGCCGGTCTCCAACCACGAAGGAAGAGCAGTCGTCGTGGTCACCGTCACGGTAGTCGAAGTGTTAGTCACCGCAAAGGAGTTGGACCCGGTAAGCGCATCTGCAAACGGCGTGATGTCGTAGAAGTAGCCACCGTTCTCGATATAAACCTTGTCGTCAGTACCCAGCGATAGGAGGTTGTCGTTATAGGTCGTGATCCAGTTCCACATCTGGCGGCAGACGCCGTCGATGGTGTTGGGAGTAACCTTAGCCCACCCGCCGATCTTCTCGGGGTAGCCGGAACGGAACCTGATCTTGTCGCACTCGTACCAACCGCCCTCGTTCGAGTAGTCGGTCTGGTCACGGTTAACACCCGGTTTGAACTGGAGCTTGATGAACGCCATTAGCTGATGTCAATCCAAGTTAGGGTTACGGTGATGTCGGTATGCGCCGTAGCGGCAGCGCTATCCGTGACGGTTACGCGCCACACCGAGACACTGGGGTCACCAGCATCAACAACCACGCTCCATGAAGGGTTCTGGCCGGTCGAGGAGCTAATATTCGGCGTCGTACCCCCGCTGGTGCTGATATGCGTCCAAGCATAGGTGTATGGCGGAGTACCCCCAATTGCAGTGGTATCAGGGCTAGTGGACGAGACCACCAATCCGCTGGAGCTAAGCCCAGAGTCAGTTCCAGATACGTCACCAGCGCCAACCTCTAGTGTTGGGGTATTACTGGTACCATAGAAGCTCGAAATGCTGATCGTGCCGCTGGTCGGCACCGGACCGTTGGTGCCTGACGTACCAGAAGGAACCAGCCCACCACCCGCATAGTACTCGCTCAGCGAGATCGGGTTGCTACCACCGAACTCACCTTGGATGTCGCTAAGCGTAAGAGGACCGCTGGTCGGCAGGGCCATTAGATGCTCCCGTAGGCAGTGACGTTACCAGCGAAGACCGCGTTACCCGAACTGTCGATCCGGCAGATGTTGGTCGAGCCGTTCTTGATGTAGATGTACCCGCCGCTCTCGACGATAGAGTAGCCGGTAGTAACTAGACTACTAGCGGCCCCCGCAGTGAGGTTGGCTGCCGTACCGGTCAGGCTGGTACCCGCACCTGAGAAAGTCGTAGCTTTAACGGTGCCGTTGACGTCCAACTTCTGCGTCGGACTGGAGGTGCCGATCCCGACATTCCCTGCCGCCGTAAAGCGGACAGCCTCTGCACTATTGGGTGCAAAGATCATGTTGTTAGAAGTATCGACCGCCATCCAACCTGTCTCGGAGGAACCGGCGTTATTCACCCACTGGATGAAGCCGCCGACCGTATCCCCGACGTTCTGGCGGATAACTACTGCACCCGTAGTAGCAGCGGCGTCCTGCATGAAGCGCCCGCGCCCGTAGACGTCAAACTTGACGCCCGGAGCCATGCCGACGCCGACATTACCGCCACCCTCATTCAGCGAGATATTAGCAGCGGTTGCGGTACCATCGGTGCGCTGAGACTGGAACCAGACACGCCCATCCGACGCAGTGACACCGACGACAAGGCCGTAAGCAGTATCAGCATTGGTGATGTAGAAGGGTGCACCTGTGGCGCTACCGAGCACCGGGGCGTTGAGCGAGCCGCCAGCCGTAACCTGAAGCCGCGTCTTTGGCGCAGTCGCCCCAACACCTACTAGACCAGTGGCAGAGATGTACATCCGCGTGGCCGAGTTGGTGCTGATATAAAGGTCCTGCGCATCGCTGTAGAGCGCAGTGTTGTTGCCGCCAGTGGCCGAGGAGATCAGCAGGTCGCCGCCCCCACCAATGGTGAGGTTGCCCCCGGTAGAGAGTGTGCTCCCTACGGAGAGCGTGCCGCCGACCGACGCATTCCCGGTTGTGGTGAGCGCAGTGAGGTGCGTCACCGCATCCACCACGTTAGTGCCGGTGTTGTAGACCCACATGGTCTTACCAGCCGGAACCGCGATGCCAGTACCAGTTGAGTTCTTGACGGTGATGGTGCCGTCAGTACCGTTGTTGATGATGTACGGCTTCTCGATGGCCGGGACGACGAGGTTGTAGCCCGAGGTCGCAGTACCAGTCAGGTTGAGCCGCATGTTGCGCGCGGACTGCGTGCTGTTGGTGTCCGTCAGGGATAGCGTGACGTTAGCGTTCGAGAAGGCAACATCAGCCGAACCAACGATGGCCTCTTCAATCGCGGTGCCAAGGTTGACGTTCGTGACGTCACCCCACGTGGTGGTATTCTCACCAGTGGTCATCAGCTGGATTTTGAGGTTGCTATACGTACTTGCCATGTCCGTCCCTTACGTCGGTATCTGCACCCAGACGACGGTATTGCCGTCGTTCACTTGGACCCAATTCTCCGTCTGAGCATCGTCAACAACCGCCCAGCCGGGGCTTTGGCTATCGTCAATCGCGGCCCAGTTGCCTGTTTGCGCGTCATCAACCGGCTGCCAATCTGGGTCTTGGTTGTCGTTAATGACCCCCCAAACCAGCACACTGGTAATAATCCCTGAGGCTTGTACACCAGTCAGAGTTACATTGGAACTGCTTACGACCGTAGCAGTCCCTACCTCACCAGAAGCCGAAACCCCGGTAACTGGTACTCGCTGCCCGGTGACGATTGTGATCGAGCCGAGGGTGCAAGACGCGTTCACCCCGGTCAGGGTTACGCTCGCAGTGCCGGTTGTAGCTACCGTACCGACCGCGCCTGAGGCGGCAACGCCGTCCTCAACGACTACGGCTTCGCAATTGGTCTCAACCGTGCCGACCGAGCAAGTAGCTTCAACACCCGTGACATCGACGTTGTTGACCGACTGGACCTCTACAGTGCCCAGCTGCCCAGCGGCTTCGACCCCAGTAAGCGTGACGTTGGCTTTGCCGGTAGCATCAAGCGTGCCGACCGAACCGATGGCCTCAACCCCGGTGACGTCGATATTGGTGTCGGACTGGGTCTCGACCGTGCCGACCAAAGCAATAGCTTCTACGCCGCTAACAGTGGTATTGGCCGCAGCAGTGACAGCTACAGTGCCGACCGAGCCTACAGCTTCGACGCCAGTGAGGGTGACGCTACCATTAGCAGCGACGGTTAGGGTGCCGACCGAGCCAGTAGCTTCGACGCCCTCTTCGATGACGATTGCATCTGCGTCGGTTACGACGGTGCCGACCGAGCAGGTTGCGGAGACGCCGGTTACATCAACCGCTACGTCGTTAGTCTCAAGGATGTCCGCAAAGGCGGAACCAGCGAAGGGAGAGAAACCAAACATCAGTGAGCCTCCCTCCCTTCGGTTGGGTTCATATTAGCAGGTTATTAGCCGCCCAGATACTGCGACAGCATGGTGGCAACAGTGGCGATGAGGGCGAGTGCGCCAGCGGCTTTGGCCTTGGGACCGACGCGCGGCTTGTCCCCTTCCATCGGCAGAATCTTGTTCGTTGCCTGCTTGAGCAGGGCTTCCTTGCCGAGACGGCCAATAGTCTTCTTCAGGTCCATAGGTACCTCCTTAGAGCCAAGCAGCGTACTTCTTGGTCTTGATGCGGCGGTCATCGAGGCCATGAGTGCCCCCGTTGATCCGCTTAGTCAGCTGCACAATTGCAGCGTCGTTGATGCCCTGATCGCAGATCGACCAGAGCTTGTTGCGGTCGAAGAACCACAGTGCGCTTTCAAAGCACAGCTCTCCGGCAACGAGGTCGGGATTGTCCATGACGTCCGGGCGACCGATGTAATCGGCAAACGCTTGGTAGTTGGACTTGCCCGTGAGTTGGAGAGCGCCACGACCACGGAACTTCCAGCCATCGCCAGAAGCCTCGTCGCCGTTGCCCATGCGGTTCGCGTATACGCGGTTCGCGATCTTCATAGGCTGGCGCTCATACTGACGTGCGAGCGCGTCAGTTGGGAAGTACTTGCGGAAGATGCCCGTGAGGCCCTTCGCGCCATAGTTGAGGTTCTCGCTGAACGCCTTGAAGCCACCGCTCTCATGCGCCGTCTGGGCGAAGAAGTGGGCAGCGCGGTTCTTGTTCAGCTTGTAGTAGGCAGCGGCAGCTTTGAGCGTGCCGGGGCCGAAAGCCCCGTCAGCCGTTACGCCGATCTTCTGCTGGAGATTTGCAAGGCTCATTTGTTCGGGTTCCTCCAGTCGGGGAAGTCAAGTTCATCAACAACGCCGTCGCCGTTGGCGTCGTAGCGCAGGTCGCCGCGATACTTTTCCCATGGCTCCATGTCGTCATCGTCGTCATCATCCGCAGGTACGTTCTCTACGGCTTCGACCGGCTCAGAGAAGATAACCCCAGCAGGCAGTGAGCGATCAATCGACTCTTCTACAACGGGTGCAGGTGCTGGAGCGACCGGTTCGGGCTGCGGCTCTGGATCAGGATCGTTGCGATCCTCTGGCGGAGGCGGCACGAGTTCACCCTTCATACCCATCAGCGTAGCGTAGGAACCAGCAACAGCACCGACGACCGAGGTCATGACGTAGCTCAGCAGGCCGAAGACGTCCTTGTTGTCGATGATGTCGTTCGAAACGAACAGGCCAGCAATCATGGCGCAGGTGATGGCAACGATAACAAAGGCCATCGTGCGGGCAGCCATAAGTAGCGCATTAATCCGCGCGTCGAGCAGTTTGTCTTCCATCATCAGTTCTTCCCATTCAGCGGATTGTCGAGGACGCGCTTGATCTTGTCGTCCATCTGAGTCTCCAAGTCCTTAATCCGGCGCTGCTGGTCTAGGTCCTGCTGCCGTAGCTGGTCAAGCATAGCACGCTGGGTCTGAATAGTCATCGCATCACTTGCACGCACACTGCCCGACACAGCATCGACCGTCTGCCGGGTGCTGGTTACGCTGCTAGAGATCGAACCGGTTAGGTAGTTCAGGGCTTCCGAGTTACCCTTAGTCAGTCGCTCGACACTGGTGATCCGCTCATCCAGCACGGAGATGCGCTCGTTGATACCCGACAGATCGGGCGGCACGTAAGCAGCGGTGACTTCCTGCATGGTGAGGAACTGCTGGTAGACCTGAAAGCCAGCCCAGAGCGAACCGACAACGGTCGATACGGCAGCGAAGATGATGGCGATCTTACCGCTCGACAAGCCGCCGATGTTAAAGCTGAAGCCGCTCTCGTCGAAGGCGACCTTCGATTCTTCCTGCTCATCGCTGGTATTGGGCATCTATCATCTCCTGCAGCTTGTCAGTGTTGGTGCGGGTCAGCCGGTACATCTCAAAGTTCGCGTCCCGAATGCGGCGGTTCTTATAGATGTCGCGCGGCGCATAGAAGTCCGGGCGGTCCTGTAGGGCTACCTGCGTATAGGCAGAGAAGCCGGGAACAGCCGCGATAGCCGCCATAGTCTCGCCCTGCCCTTCGGCCATGGTATTTCCGCCCTGCCCCTGCTCGGTCTGTGTAGCCATCTGCGTAGGTGGGGCAGAGGACATGTTGAGCGCCTCCAGCGTGTTCGACGCAGAGGTGGGGGAACTGGTAGACGTGGTGGTCTCAACACCCGCCGAAGTGGATGCCGCGACAGAGGGGGCTCCGGTAGCTAGCGCGCCAACCGTAGCAAAGGACACAAACCCACCGCCACCAAGGGATAGGCCATCGTAGGCCGGGGCAGCCAGCGCCAGAACCTGATCGGGAGTGAGCCGCTCGGCCTGCACAGCCTCTGCGACCTGTTGGGTGATGCTGGTGCTTTCGGCCTGCGTTTCGGCCTCTGGGGCTACCTCGATCTCCTGCTCCGGTTCCGGCAGGGACTCAACAAGCGCCTCAGCGGTGTCAGCTGCGGCATCAGCGGTGGCGGCGTCGATCACGGTGTTGATGGGTGCGGAGGATACGAAGTCAACCGGAGCAACCGCCTCAGGCGGACAGCTTGGGTCCATCGGGGTCACGTTGCAGTCAACCGTCGCCTCTGGCTCCGACCACGACAGGATGCCCGACTGGTTGCTCATCGCGGAAGGGTCACGCCCGTAGAACAGCAGGATGTTGTCGCCAGCGTTCGGACCAGTGATCCCGGCAGTTGCCATGTGGTAGGTAAGCGGCGCTAGAGCGGCATAGTTGAACTGGATTTTGCCGTCGTCGAACAGGCCGATCTCGAAGGTGTATTGGTTGCCAGTTCCAAACTCGTTGGTGGCGTACCAGCCGAACAGGATCGAGCCTTGGCCGCGCCGGTAGTAGGGGTTGCCCCCACTGATGAGGTCGGTCCACATGCCGTAGATCGTATTGCGCGGGGCCTGCTCAATCGGCGCACCGTTGCAGCACAGGTGATTGCCGCTCTCAAATGAGACGAAGCCGTTTGACGAGACCCACGCACTGGTGAAGATTTGCCCCCAGTAGGTGAACTCGAAGCCAAGGTCGATGCGCGCCGTGCTGTCGTCGCCAAGGTGCAGTGGTGTAGCCGTAGTAGGGCTTGCCACAATCTGCGGCGGGATAAGGCCCGGTTCGTAAGTCTGTGCGGCTACGGACGTAGCCAGAAGGAGGCTAACGATTACGCTTCGCGTCAGGGCGCGCATCAGCGTTCTCCTCCCACGCAGCGGTGGCTTCGGCACCGATCTTACCCATGTAGGGGCACGGGGTGCCAGCCATCTCCATCGAGCGGAAGACCCGGTCGTCCTGACACAGGAGGCTGACTGCTGCCACGCGCATGCCCATGTCGTAGAGGGTCTTGGAGAGCTTGATGCGCTCGCAGTTCTGGTCGCGCACGGACTTGCCCCCGGAGATACCGATAACCTGCGTCTGGACTGCGCCTGATACGCCGGTCGTGCAGAGGTCTTGGCTGTAGCTCATGATGGTCGGCGCAATAGCCGAGGGCGGTGGCGACTTCAGGTTCTGGTCAATCACCTGCCGGGAGACGTTCTCGCTATAGCTGGTCGAGCGGCTATCGTTGACGTTCTGGTTGACGTTCGTGTTGTTCGTGGTCGCATTCGAGGTGCTGTTGACCGTCGAGGTCGAGACGTCGGTGTTGAAGTTATTGTTGGTGTTCGTCGAGGTGCTGGCACTCGTCGAGGTATTCTGGTTGACGTTCGTCATCGTCCCAGAGTTGATGTTCTGGTTGACGTTGGTATTCGTCGAAGTGCTCGTCGAGGTATTGTTGTTGGTGTTCGTCGAGGTGCTGTTGGACGTGCTATTCGTGGTAGTGTCGTAGACGTAGTTCGTCGCTTGGCCGAGGGCCATTGACGGTACCAGCAGAAGTGTCAGCGCGACCCGACGAAACATCATGCACTCCAAGGAAGCGGTGGATTGGTGACGGGCGGGTTAATCTGGTCAGCGATCTGCTGGGCTACGTTAGCCACATACCCGGCAACGGTTTCAGGACCCATAGCTTCGAGCGTCCAAGCAAGCACCTGCTCTTCGGTCAGATCAGCAAACGGGATGAACGGTGCTTCTCCGTTAAGTGGGAGGGCCTGAACTCCGCGCACAATCCCACGGTACGTGCCGTCATCGGCGGTAAGGGTCCAGTGGACGTTGAAGACGACATCCTGCTCGTTGTCGTACTCAGGGTAGCAGTCCATCTGGATGATGGCCCAAGTGTTCGTAATTGCCATAATACCCTCTTAAAGCCGACTGGTTGAGTAGCAGTACTGACGCCAGAACCCGCCACCATCACAGAATGCGAAAAACGACCCGTTGTTGGGCAGCGTGCCGCCAATATCGCTACCGCCCGGAAACGACAGCGTCACGTTGCCGCCACTGATGTTGCTGATTGCCACGCCTTCACCAGACGCATACCCGCTCGAAGGGAACGTGATTGTGATGCCGGAAGTGACGATGAGGATGTTCGTCCCCTTATCCGCAGAGCCAAGGGTGGTGCTGCCCGAGATCACGTTCTGCCCGTTCGACCGGACACCCATGGAGAGCCATACCGGTGCCGAGCCAGAACCCTGAGACACCAGCGCCTGCCCGCTGCTCCCATAATTTGCCCCACTAAGCCCAAACTGACCCGCAGAACCGATCCTGAACCGCTCGGCAGTTGTCGTGCCAGTGGAGAAGATCATGTTGTTGGCGTCGTTGTAAATCTGGCTGTCACCACCAGAAGTCGTCGTGCCAGTGGCCGACTGGATGCGTAGGTCGCCCCCGCCCCCAGCAATCCGGACGTCACCCCCGACTTCCAACTTATAGCTTATACTGTTGGTGCCGATACCTACGTTACCACCAGCCTCGTTGAGCGTGATATTGTAGGCCGTAGCCGAGCCGTCTGTGCGCTGAGATTGGAGCCACACGCGGCCATCTGCTGCGCTGTTACCGATATTGAGGCCGTAGGCCACGTCCGTGTTGGTGAGATATGCGATACCGCCCGCAGAGCCGAGGGTGGGAGAGTTCGTGTTAGCCCCCGCCGTGACGGTCAGGCGGTTCTTGGTCGTAGTGGTCCCAACCAGCAGATTGCCGCTGCTGTCGAACCGGCCACGCTCGGTGTTGCCCGTGCGAAACGCAATCGCACTGCTGTTGGTAGCGTCAATCGTTACGGCAGCAGCCGTAACTGCCAAGAAGCCCCACTGCGCAGTAGCCCCACTATCCGTGAACTGGATCGTGCCGCCCCCTGCGGTAGCGTTAGCGCGGATACGGAAAGCATATCCAAGACCGGCAGTGGTGTCCGCCGAGGCTACGTCCAGTCGGTAAGCCGGATCATTAGTACCGATCCCTACGTCACCATCTGCGTCTTGGTACACCGACTTCTCAGCCGGGTAGGTGACGAAGACGTCCTTAGTGCCCGCAGAGAAGTTGACCAGCGAGCCAGAGTTACTCGATGCCAGCACAGTCGTGCGGGCCAGTGTCGGCCCGGTGGACGAGTAGGTACCGATCCCGACTTCCCACTGCGAGCCACCGTTGATGGTGTAGTAGGTGGTGTTGCCGTTCCCGATGACCGAGAAGTTCTGGTAGCCAGTCGGGGCCGTCCCGCTGAGCGTGACCGTGCCCGTACCAGTAGTGGTCGTGGTGTCGCGGACGCGATCAGCAAGGACGAGAGCCATTAGGCGATCCGAATGATAGCGGTGGTGTTAGTGGCGGTCGGGAAGATGATGGTGAAGTCACCGTTCGTCGAGGTCTTGTCCGAGCCAAAGTCCAGCACAGCAACCGCAGCGTTCGTCAGCGTGGTGTTCGCGTTCGAGTTAGCCGAGGGGGTGCTGTTGTAGATCAGCGCGCCACGAGCCGTGATCGTCGCGTTAGCGAAGGTCAGGTCCGAGAAGTCGGTGAAGCCAGTGCCGGTCGAAGCAGTGTTGTTCGAGGTCACCACGCCGAGGTTAGTCAGCGAGCCACCGCCAGCGGTGTAGTTGGTGCCCGACGACGAAACTTCGTTCGACGAGGTGTAGGCAGTGGTGTTGGCGTCCAGCGAGGCCGACGAGGTGTACAGTGCCAGCTTGAAGGTGTCGCCACCGGTAGCGCGGAAATCGTGCACGGCCAGCATAAGCTCGGCCTTGAAGCTGGTGCACATTGCTTGCGTAATTGCCATTGCGGCCTCCTTATGCGTCGAGGATCGGGATCAACTCTGGGTGCCCCGCCTGCTTGAACTTGTTAACCAGAGTGACGTTATGCGAGCGCACGGCCTCATGCAGGTAGTGCACAAGGACGCCCCGGATGTTCTCCCGGAACGCCTCGGCCTGCTCACGGATTGCCGGGTGCGCGTTGCTGCCGACATAGATGATCTTATCGAGCGCACGCTCAGCGATTTCCTCAGGCGTGAAGCCACGCCCCTCGGTCGCCATGACCATGACATTCCCGACGTCGTTAAAACCGCCGAACATAGCTTACCTCACCGGGTAGCGGACTTGACCGCTACGATACATGTCCTGACGGTTCTTGCCGTCGCCCAGCTGCTTGAGCAGACCCATCGCCTCTTCGTACCGCTTCTGGTACTCGGCAATGACATCAGGCTCACCCTTCATGAAGGTGTAGGCTTCGAGCAGCGACCCATAGAGCAGCGCGCTATCAAAGTTGTCGCCCAGCCACGACGTACCCGCCTCGACGATGGACTGCGGGTAGTAGAAGTAGTGCAGTTCGACTTCGTAATCGTCATCCGGGGTCGGACCGAGGATGTACGAGTTCTCGTCAAAGTAGGCGTAGCAGTAGGGCAGGCCAGTGTCGCTCGGGTTGGGGTACGCCTGCCGGATGAAGTTCACATCCTTGTTCAGCAGGTACTCGTAGTTCCCATCACCGTCGATCACGGCCAGCGAGAAGTTGGCGAGCCAGTCGGAAGGCACCGAGAGGTACTTGTTCCCCGCAGTGACGTTTCCGGTCACGTTCTTGCGCAGGTCCAGCAGCTGGACCGTGTTGAAGATGCGCTGCTCAGCTTCCTGAATGAACGTGTTGATCTGTTCAGTAGACGTCAGCGTAGTGGTGCCCGACCCTGTGTCGTCGGTCCACGAGGTGTTGGGGAAGTCGTTTTCGACGTACCCCTTGATCGTCTTGAACAGCTGCTCGTAGTTCATCAGCCCATCTTCTTGCTGTGCCCGGTGCCCTTAGTCGCAGCGCCAGTGCCACGGGTCTTCTGGGTCTGGGTGTTGGCGACCTTGTTCGGGTAGCCGTTGTTGCCCATCGGGTCAGAATAGGTCTTAGGCTGACCGTACTTCCCAATGTCCTTGGTGTGCTCAGCCATCTTACTTACCCCGCGAAGATTTCTTCTGGTTGGCGATCTTCGCCAGATTGCGACCAAGCTTCAGCATCTGGGCGTTGGTCTTACCGCCCTTGGCGAGCTTCGTCAGCGGCTGGCCCTTATGCTTAGCACGCTCGTGCTTATGCACGGCGCTAGCAACCATGGCCTTGTCCTGCTTCAGGTCCTTCTTATCCATCTCAGTTCTCCGTCTGCACAGTCACGGTGCCTACCGTACCCTGCGCTATTAGCACATTTACAAGCCCCGACAAACCCAGAGGATCATTAAGCCCGACTGGGTTCCA